AAATGAAGACGCTAAGAAAAATGTTAAGAGAAATGCAGGTGGTTCAATAAATAAAAACATAGTATCGATTGATGTTGACAAGACCCCTGGAAATCTATCCACACAAAAAAAGATACAATCAGCCATTAAAGGAAAATCATTAAAAACTAGTGATGTGAATAAAATGACTAACAACGATATAAAGCCACTTTTAAAGAAAAAAAATGGTGGGGCTTTTCCAGACTTAACAGGTGATGGCAAAACAACACAAGCCGATATTCTAAAAGGTCGTGGTGTACCGGGATTCTCTCGTGGTGGTGGCATCGCTATCCAAGGACTAGGTTTTAAAGGAGTACGTTAATGGATGAAGATGGCTTTTCAGATGTAGCTGATGTAACCGAAGATGGCTATGATTACTCACCTGATCCGTCAAGTGTCGGCATGGATCCTAGTGATGGAAATAACTCCGAAGAACTAAATTCTTTCGTAGAAAATCTAACACAAAAGCAAGCCTATACAACAGGCAGAGGTGCGACAGCAACGAACCCATACCCAGAATCTTTCTTTTCACAACTGTTTGGTGCGGACAATGTTAACTATACTAATATTATTGGCTCAGATAGAATTAATGAAATAAATGATCTTAGATATAACCAAGCCGTAGGTGGAATGTCTAATAGAACAGGTAAGCAATACACTGCAAACGATTATTATATTGGTCAATCCACAGATATGGGAACGGTAAAGCCAATTCCAAGTACGACTCGAGATTTTATGAATTTTATGCCTGGAGGAGGAATTATCAACGCTATGACAGGGCAACCAGGATTACCAGAGTTTGATCCACGCTATCAAGAAATAATGAATGAGAAAGCCAAGTCCGCAAATGATCCAACAGTCTTTGATGGTGTTACAGATTTTCTTAAAGACCAGTTCGGTATGGGTCCAAAAGATTCTGGTGCTTCTTTAGCGGCAGGTAGTTTAAAAGAAGGACAATTTGGAATTCCAGACGATAGAAGTTTTGATACTTTTGGAAATGTAACTGGTTCTGCTTTAGATACAAAAGAGGAGTTCTCTTCAGAAAAAGACCCAGCAGGTTATCATACAGTAATTAATCCTTTGACGGGTGAAAAACAATTACGTTATAATAAAAATATGCCTTATGAGCAAAGAGCCGATATGTCATCAACTTTTAAGGACATAAATAATTTTACAAATCAAGCAGTAGGACCGGACGGATATCCAGTTTTTGGTGATAAAAATTTAAGATTTAAATTAGGTCTTGATAAAGAACAAAACCCAGGAGCTACAGTTTCTTACAATTTCGCTACAGGATAAACATGTACATAGCCGATTTCCTACATAAATATAAAAAAGATCTAACGACTAGGATAGACGACATAAGTATTTCCTTGACCAGTGGTAGTGCATCTGATATTGGTCATTACAAGGCAATGGTAGGAGAGATACAGGGACTTTCTTATGCGTTGGAACATATACAAACCCTGCTGAAAAAGGTTGACGATGAATCTGATAGTACCTGAGTACGTTGTAGAACAACGCAACGCTAAGAAAAAAGCGGAAGAACAAGCAAAAAAACTAAAAATCATAGACAGAATACCACAACCCACAGGATGGCGTTTACTAGTTATGCCATATATGGGTAAAGAAAAAACCGATGGTGGTGTTTACGTTCCAGATCCAGTAAGAGAAAGAGAAGCACGAGCAACCGTTACGGCTTATGTAACTAAAGTTGGTCCTCTTGCTTATAAAGACAAAGACAAATTTGGTGATGGTGAACCTTGGTGTAAGGAAGGCGACTGGATTTGTATTGGTCGTTACGCTGGTTCACGATTTCAAATAGAGGGCGGGGAAGTTAGAATAATCAATGATGATGAAGTCATTGCAACCATTGTCGATCCTGACGACATAAAAACATACGGAGCTTAGTATGCAAGAAGACATTAAAGTCGAAGAAGTTGAAGAAGAAGGTCAAGAAATAGAAATAGAAGATCCCCAAGAAGAGAAACAACCTGAGAGTAATGGAAATAAACCTGCGGTTGAAGTTAAGAAAGAAGAAGAATCTGACGATCTATCCGATTATTCTCAAGCGGTTAAGAAGCGTATATCAACGCTTACTTATAAATTCAGAGAAGAAGAAAAACAAAGACAAGCCGCTGTTGAGTTTGCTCAGTCAGTAAAAAAACAAAATGACGATTTAAAATCAAAGCTTGATAAACTTGATACCACTTATGTGGGTGAGTTTGATACAAGAGTTCAATCTCAATCAATTGCTGCAAAAGAAGCTTATAGAAAAGCTGTCGAAGATAATGATGTTGATGCTATGTATGAGTCTCAGCAAAATATTTCTAGGATTGCTTTAGAAGAAGCTCGTCTTTCTCAGTTAAAAGTAAGAAGAGAAGAACAAGCAAAAGGAAAAGAAGTTGAACAGCAACAGGCACAACAAGTTCAACAACCACAACAACCACAACAAACACAGGCTAAACCAGATCCAAAAGCAGAAGATTGGGCACAGAAGAACTCATGGTTTGGACAAGACCAACCTATGACTTATGCTGCATTTGGCTTACATAAACAATTAATTGAGGACGAGGGGTTTGACGCAACGTCCGATGAGTACTATACTGAACTAGATAGTAGGATTAGGACGGAGTTTCCTCATAAATTCCAAGAAACTCCTAAGAAATCCAACAGTCCCAGAGTCGCCTCTGCTGGGACAACGGCTTCTAAGTCGTCATCACCAAAGGGACGCAGAACAGTCAAGTTGTCTGCATCGCAAATTGCTATTGCGAGAAGGCTGAATGTTCCGCTCGAAGAATATGCTAAGTATGTGAAGGAGTAAAACATGGCAGACAGTAATAGAACAACACGAGATAACCAAACTCGTGCAAAGACCCAAAGAAGAAAACCTTGGGCACCCCCATCGAAGTTGGCTATGCCGGACGCACCTGCTGGGTACAAGCATCGTTGGATCAGAACTCATTTAAGAGGTGAGGATGATAAAACGAATATGCACTCAAGATTCAGGGAAGGCTGGGAGCCAGTTAGAGCGGATGAATATCCAGATTCTGGAGCTTCATATCCGACAATTGAAGAGGGTAAGAATGCAGGGGTAATTGGTGTAGGTGGTTTAATGCTTGCACGAATACCGGAAGAAACGGTAGCAGAAAGAACTGAATATTATCGGGACCAGACCCGCAACCAGATGAAAGCCGTAGATGAAAACCTAATGAGGGAACAGCATCCCTCAATGCCGATTCATAATGATAGGCAAAGTCGTGTAACTTTCGGTGGGAAACCAAAACCTACCGAGTAACTATAATGAAGTAAAAAGGAGCTAAAAAATGGCAAATGCAAATGTCAAATTTGGATTAAAGCCGATTAGTGTTATTGGTGGTGGCATCAATTCTACTAGTCAGTATTTTATCAAAAGCGATGCTTCAGCGATTTTTCAGGGTTCTCCAGTTGAAGTCGAGTTGACAGGTGGAACCGCAGCAATAATTACAAGTGCCGGAGGAGATACTAAACAACTCCTTGGTGTGTTTGCTGGATGTGAATACGTTGATTCGTCAACAGGTAAACTAACTTTCAAAAATCAGTGGGGCGGTGATGGTACTGCCAACGCTAATTTTGATATCAAGTGTTTTATATACGATAATCCTATGCAGAAGTATATTATTGCTTCTGATGGAACAAACACTAGTAAGACAGTCGCACGAGTAGATATCTTCAAGCAAGCATTATTAGCAACTGCTACTGCTGGAAATACCACAACTGGTATTTCAAGTGCTATGATAGATATATCTACAGCTGTAGACTCGAATCCCTCACTTCCTTTAATGATAGTGGGTATTCATGAAGATGTGACCAACGCTGATCACTCTGCTGCTGGTATTTCGTATATCGTTAAAATCAACAATCATGTGTTCGCTAGTTCTTCTGGTGACGCTGATGCTGCTATATCATAAGGAGATTTAACTATGGCAATTTCAAGAGCACAACTTGCTAAAGAATTAGAGCCTGGCTTAAACGCTCTCTTTGGTATGGAATACGACAGATATGAAGGTCAGCAT